CATCAATAAATTTTCATGTTGAAAAACAAAAAAATAAAAAGAAATTACATTTTTAATATTACCCCTTAACAAATATTGAATAACATGTTACATATAGATATACCAAAAAGTATATACCAAGTTTTTTCAAAAACACAAAAAAAGAAAAAAATTATTTCAAATAATTATGAAGTTGATGAATCTGAAGGTTTCAGCGAAGTAATGAATATTGATTTAATATCAAATAACGTAATTGATTACCTTACAAAATATGACATTATGAAATTATGTAAATCTATGCTTTTTTCAAGGAAATACATTAATGGAGTAAAAAGAATCAAAGAAAAAAGCAATTACTTTTTTACTTTTGACTACGAAGAAACTAGATTATTTCTTAATCCAAGAAGACTAAAAATTGCTTTGGACATTCCTTCAACATTTCCATTAATAATTCCAAGATCAGTAAAGCATCTAGAAATTGAGCAATCGTCATCAACGTTTTTCAATCTTGAAAAAGGTATTGAATTAGGAGAAAGATTTTTTGAGAAAGTTTCAGAATTAAACTTGTATTCATTGAAAATGAATCAATTTTATGATCATTTATTCATGAATATAAATATTTCTACTTTCGACAAATTATCAGAACTGAATCTATCTGGAAGTATGTTCTACATTAACTGGAACATTTATTGCAGATTCTTTAAGTTTTTAAGAAATTTAAATTCTTTTATCATAGATGATTGTTTGATTACTTCAAGAGAAACTGAAAAAGATGAAAATATTCATTTTCCTTCTGTAAAGTATTTATCAGCAAAGCGATGCTCAAATGTAGAGCTGGTCTTATATATGTTTGCAAATGTAGAAAAAATTGATCTAACTGGAGTTACTTTTAAGGACGATGAACAATTTTTGCATACAAATGAGCCATGGTACAGATTTAATAATCTCCGTATGCTGCATACATTAATTTTGGATTCTACCAATGTAAAAAGTTTTAAATATTTCGAAAATATTAAAAATTTAAGCATTCAAGGTTGTTACAGACTCCATGACGGAAAACAGTTTTTGTACCTACAAAACATTGAAAAACTTAATTTATTTAATTCTTTTGTAGCAGATCTCGGAAACATTAATCACATCTGCTTGAAGTACATAAATATCGGAGATCATATTTTATCAGATGAAGAATTATCTCGAATTCTTTCTTTGAAAAGTTTAAGTCATGTTTCTATTTTCTTGTCTTCTGATAATTCAAACAAATTTATGGTCGATGCAGACGTAAGCCATATTAAATTTTTATCAATGGAAACAGATTACAGACGATCAAAAATTACTACTGTAATTTTAAAAAAATTAAATTGTTTGGAAGAATTAGTTCTTAATAAATTTCATTTTATGGAAGCTTATGAAACTGATTTTGAGAATATGCATAATTTGAAAAAATTGCATGTTACCGATTATGATAGAATAATGAAAGAAAACTTCTTTGAAAAATTCTTTAATTTAGAGGAGTTGACATTGATAAAAGGTTATAATTATCATGATTTGTCAAGATTAAAAAAATTAAAAGTTTTTAATTATGACAATGACTTTTATGTTGACAGGTCATGGAATAACAAGACTATTCAAGCAAATTTAATAGAAGATGCAATATATTTTTTAGATGTATATATTCAAAATATTTTTTCGTTTTAATCAGAATTAAAGTAAGAGTTTTTTGACTTCAGTAAATTTTTATAACCAAACTGATCCTTGAAATTAATTTTTTCTAAAATTTTTGTATCTAAGCTTACAAATATTTCCTTGTTGTTGTAAATAGTAAATGGTTTTCTAAAATATTGCAAATATTGATCCTTATTACAATAAATTTTTAAAACATTTTGTTGTGACCTATGAAAGCATAAATCAAAATTAATTTCTTTGTCAAAGATTTTAAAGAAAATAGAGAACAAAATATTGGATCCCTTCTTCATATGTTCTATTTTTTCTTTTGCATGAGTTATTAATTTGTTTTGAAAATCATCAAGAGAAGACAAACTATTAAATGGGTACTTATCATTAAAACTGGAAAATTGTTTGCTGTCTTCGCTTAAATAAATTATAAAATATCTTGTTATTCTGTATGATAAGTCATCCATCAAATGGTATTTCAAATGGTATTTTTCTCTTTCAGTTTCAACATTTTGAATCGATAAAACAGGAACTCTTCCTTCCAATTGTCCTTCATTTTTAACTATTCCTAATTCAAATATTAAATTTGAAAATACTATTTGATTTTTATTTCTGTAATATGCTATTCCTTCAGCAATTACATTTTCGTCATCTAAAGCCAAAATTCTAAAAAACTGAGATTTAGTAACATTCGAAGGTAAAAGAGAATAATACTTAGTGGATTGAAAAGTAAAGGATTCATTTTCATTTACAAGGTATGCAAAAAATGCTTCGGGTATCCATTTTCTGTCTGCATAAGGTTTAAATAATAATGTATAGGCATCTAAAAATTCTAAGTTTTTATTAATTATATTGTATCTTTGGCAAATGTTATTAAGTCCCCAAAGATCAGATGCTGAATAATATAATATTCTTCCTTGATCTTTTGGCAAATTTTTATTTAAAATAACAGCTCTTCCAAAATCGATGATTCTTGGCAAATTATCTTTTGTTGACAATATAACGTTTCCAGAATGAAAATCATTATGATAAAGTCCATGATTATGTAAAAACTTAAGAGAATTAAATAAATATTCGGCATCTAAATAATCATTTTCTGTTATTCTACGTCCTTTCGGAAGAAAAAAGTAATTTATGTCATTTATATTTTTCAAATTATTTATATTATCAATGGGATGATTTCTTTTTACATCGGGTTTAGTTCTTTGAATTAAACATTCTTTTATGTCTTGAATATTTTCTTCTGATAAATCATTAATTTTTTCTAAACTGCATCTGTCATCTGTTGCATATAAAGTATATTTTTCTTCGGGATCAATTTTTCTTAAAAGTTTTATAACATCGCTATCAACTTCATTTGTATATTCATTTACATATTCAGGATCAACAGTGCTCTTGTAAATTTTAGTAACTTTATCTTCAAGATTTTCTACATTTTTGCATTGAAAAGCCGGAGAAATAACGCAACCAAAAGTTCCGGAATTTATAATTTTTCCTGCTTTAAATTTTTTCATTTGTTTTTTTTTTATTTTTATAAATATTTTTTTTTGGATAATTATTAACATCATGAATCAACTAAATGACATGGAAAAACTTGCAAAAGAAATTACAGGAGAAAATGAATATTCGTTGTTTCAAAATGATATAGGAAAAATTGATTTTTTTTTGCGGTTTCCATATTATGATTGTATGAATGAAAGCAATTATTATTGGCAAAATAAAATGCTTTGTACTGATTATTGGATATATTTATCGGTTACAGAAACTCCTTGTAAAACACAAGTAATGCGCTAATAACAACAAATAGAAAACCAATATAAAATATCCAAATTTTGTTATTTTGTAGTGGATCATTTGAAACAGGTATGTAAGTAGAACCAACTATAATAACGCATCCTATAAGGAAAAGAAATACGAACAAGTAGTATGCATCAAACATTATTTTTATTCATTGTCATATAAAAATAAATGATATCTTACATAAATCAATTTTTTATTGTAGCTTTTGGAGCAAGTTTGATCGTTTTGTCATTGTATTTACCAAAAGATACTTCTATGAATATGCATTTTAAAAATGCAGTTTTATGGATAGGAATATTTTTTGTAGCTTTAATTGTTGGTTGGAATATATTAGAATATGAAAATAATAGATTTAAAAAATTATATAAATAAAATGAGTATTAAAAGTAGTCCATATTTTAATGCAGGATTAATTTGTTTAATTTTAGGATTAATATTATTTTTATTTTCATTTTTTATGAATACCTCAACTCCTTCTCAAAAAAATAATCAAAATTTAGTTTTTTGGTCTGGATTAATTTTAATTTTTGTTGGAGGAGGAATATTATCATATTTATTTTTCAAAAATAATAATAACGATTCTTCTTTTGTTGTTGTTAATGAAGAAACAAATCAAATAACTGCTGGTTACAAAAGAAGAAAATGAATCATTTTACAAAACGTTATGTAATAGCTGCATTATCTTCTGTAGAAGAAAAAGATTTCAGAAAGTTTTTAAAAATATTAGCAGATGGAGACGAAGATTTAGAATTTAATATGAATAATTGTATTCCTGAAGAACCAAAACATAAAAAAAGAAAAGTAAGTGTTCGTCATTTAGAATCTGACTTTTTATATGAAGCACCTGCATCTATATCAAAAGATTTAGATACTGAAGAAGAAATATCCAGAATTGTTCTAAGGTCACCTGGTTTTGGAGGAAAAGCAAGAACTATTAAATTTAACGATGAATTTATTGCTTATAAAGTAGCTTGTTTGTATAAGCAACATTGGGAACGTTTACCATATGCAAGAGTTGAATATTATCCAGCATCCTTGATTGGTTTCCTGCATAAAGAGTTTTCGTTGGATCGACCTCCAAGCAATCTTGTAAAAGACAAAGATTTAGATATTTGTAATTGTCCATGTAAACGATGTTACAATAGACGTTACATGCATGAACCTACTTGCTTTAACCATGAAAGTATAAATTTAAATGATTTAAAAAAAAATTAACTATAAAACATAAAAAACATTCTTTTATTTTCCTTCCAAAAGGAAAGATTCTTTCTTTAAAGTTAAAACTTTTTCTTCTTCATAAAATGGATCATTTTTTATCAAACAAGCAGAGCACATGTAAAAATCAATGTCTTGTTCTTGTTCTGAGCAAGTAAATGCTAAAGATTCATTTTCCTTGTTATCTACCTTTTTATCGTTTTTTGTTGATATGATCTCTATGCAATCAAAACAAAAAAATTCTTGACAGCAATCACATTGTTGTACTTGCAGCATTTTCATTTCCATTTGTTTGCTGGTTTTGTTGAACAGAGCTTGTATAGTTAACTTCTTGCAATTGTTGCAATTCATCTTTTTGATTTTTGATCCAATTGACGCAAAAATCGCGATTCATACCCGCTGGAGTGGTAAATGGGACAGGAGGCATCGGAATTTGCAAACACTCAAACACATTGCGAAGTCTGAAAATATTCCGATAAGGATCAAAAATTAAATTACATAACCAAGTTTTATCTTTTCCTGACTTGGTTTTCCAATTTAAATGTGGTGGATAATTGGACATGATAGCTTGATAAACTTTTAAAGTTAGTTGAGCATCCTTTTTAACATGCTCTAAAACTATTCTTTGTTTTCCTTCTGACCATAATCTAGGAGCAGCTGTTGATATATTATTTGATTTTTTTCCGAGGTTCATACCTTGAGAAGCGGCATCAAGTCCCATCATCATACCTATATCTGTAGCACTTGAAATAGTAACATCAATATGATTTTTAACCAAATAAATGACATTTAATTGTCTCATTTGATCGCCTTCCAAGGCTGCATGCAAAGCTCTAAAATCAACTGCAGTTCCTCCCCAAGAAATAATTAAAGCTCCTCTCATGGAATGCATGATCAAATCATCAACTAATCTTGCTGCATCCGCTTTGGACATTCGTTTTGCTGGTAAATGAGTAGAATCTCTTGAATAAAATAATTTTGATCCTCCGATGTCGCTATAAGTAGCAGCACAAGTTATATGCGGAGCTGAATCTAAGGACCATGGACTTTGAGGTTCATCTCGGGGAACAAGCTTATCTAATTCTACATCGAAAGCTACTGCATAGGCCATTTTTTTAGTTATAATTAAAACAAAAATTTAAGTTCGAACAAACGAAAAGAGTAATAGCATTTTGAATAAAATGGATTTGAATATAACATGTTGGGATCCGAAAAGTCTAGCATTGGATGCAACAATATTAATAGTAGGAAAACGTAATACAGGAAAAACAACCTTAACAAGAGATTTAATGTATAATATTAAAGACAAGATAGATTTATGCGTTGGTATGAATCCTACAGAAATGGCAAATCATAATTTAGAATTTTTTATTCCCAAATCATTTATTTATCATAACTTTGATGACGAAAAATTAAAACATATATTAGAATGGCAAAAACGATGCGTTGCTAATAATAAAGCAATGAGAGTAGGTTTCATTATGGACGATTGTATGTCTGAACAATCTGAGAGTATTAACGGCAGAAAAAAGAAAGTTATGAGTTCCAATGAAATTAATAAAGTTTTTAAATTAGGACGACATCTTAAATTATTTTACATTAACGCCATGCAATATATTAAAGATGCTCCGCCGGATGTAAGAGGAAATGTTGACCTATTGTTTGCATTTAATACCAGTTCTGGAGCTGAAAGAGAAAAATTATGGAAAGAGTATTTTGCCATGTTTAAAAATTATAAAGACTTTTCAAAGGTGTTCGATGCTTGTGCTCAAGGGTATGATTGCATTGTTTTAGATACAAGGCGAATGTCTTCAAATCCCACAGATTGCGTATTCTATTATAGAGCTACATACAGAAAAGAACCATTTAAAGTAGGAAGAGAAATATTTTGGAAATTAAGTGATCATTATTTTGAAGACAAAACGGATTATTCTATGGATGTAAATAAAGTTATCGGAAAAAATTTTTTAAATAATGAATTAAATATTATAAAAAAACCGTTAGAAAATCCGTTGGAAGAAAAAGAAAAAATAGAAAAAAATAATAATTCGAAACAACCAATAAGCATTCTGAAAAGTATTTCTTCTTTAAAATGAATGAAGTTTATACATATGGTAAATATCCATTTGTTGTAGAAGATTATTATGGTGATGCAAGATATGTAGAAAGAGTTCGAAAATTTTTAATTCTTTATTTAAAACGAAAAAACATGCCTCATCCAGGAAATTGTATATTATCATGGCCAGATGATCAAGTAATGGACTTTGTAAATAAAAACTTTGAATTTTTTTTTAGTACAAGCCATCCAAATTTAATTTTAGCATTACCAAGATGCAGTTTCGAAAATGAAATTATTCAATCATTAATGATTCCTTTTTAAACAATAATATGATGCTACTAAAGCCCAAATTAAAGTTAATAGAAAAGCTAAATAAAATAAGTAGTTACCAGCTCTAGATTCTCTTGTATTTAATATATGTTCCAATTTATGAATTTTTAGTAATGTTTCTAATGTCTTTTTATAATTTATTTTCTGCGAAGCAAAAAAATTGAGACCAGGAAAATGAACAACAAATGCTTCTTTACCATAAATAATATTTTCTGTCAAAAAACTTTTTTTGTCGTAACCAAAAGCAATAGCAGAGTTAAAAAACAATTTTGCTTCTGTATCAACTTTAATGCTATTAAAACTATTGTCTACATATTCGCTTAGAGCCAGTTGATCATCTTTGTATCCATGTTCATAAAAATAAGTCCACATATTTTTCAAAGCAAAAGCTTTACCACCTAATAAACCTGCATTAACATATTTAAAAGTAGCATTATGAACATTATAACTTTGCAAAGGTCTGCAATTTCCACCACAATTATTTTCTGCAGAGGTAACAATATCAGTTTCAAATTCATAAAATAATTTTGAAAATTCGTCTGCATCTCTTACAGGCAAAGTATCATACGAATCAGAACAAATACATAAAGCATCTGGATCTTTTTCTGATATTTCAGATAGAGCTTCTGCATATGCTTTCATTTTTGTTCTCCATCCTTCCCATTTCCAATCTATACCAGCTACTTTAAATGTATAATTTAATTTTTTTGATAATAAACCAAGCATCATGCTTTCATATTGGTAAGGATTTGTGGCAACAGTAACTAAATACATCTTTTTATTTAAACTTTAGCCGATCGAATCATTTGATTGTAAAAGTAAAACGCAAAAACTGTTGCTAATATGGCCCATGTAATTAAACAAAAGACTAAAAACCATCCTGTTCCAGTTAAAGCTCTAGGACTACGAAAACTGACAATATTTTTCATATTATTTTCAGCAAGTACTTTCGACAATGAATTTTGATAATTAATTTGTTGAGATTCATGAGTATTAAGACCAGGATAATGAACAAAATATTGTTTCAATCCCTTTAAAGAAGCATCTTGTACAATATTTTCATTTGCCGTAGTAACATTATCAATGACCACTGTATTCATAAAAATTTTAGCGTTATTGTCTACGTAAAACCATGTAGGATTTTGATCAATGTAATTACTTAAAGCTAATTGATCATCTGTATATCCGCCTTGAATATAATTTTGAAACATTGTAGACAAATCAGAAACATATCCCATCAATAATCCTCCATTTACATAATTGTAAGTTCCTATTTGATTCATGGTATAGTATTGAACCAATTTTCTGCAATTTGAACCACAATGAGTTTCAGCTCCAACAATTATTTTTTTGTTAAAGGAGTTATAATCTGATAATAAAGTCGAAGAATTACGAACTGGTAAAACATCATAAGCATCAGTAATAACGCATAAAGAAGATTGGTTTAAATTCTTTAAAGCATCGTTAATACTTGTAATTTTGGTGATCCAACCTTCCCACTTCTTATTTGTTCCGCAAAGAACAACATTGTAACCAAATTTTTGACCAAGACTGCAAAGTAAAGTTGATTCAAATTGGTAAGGATTCGTTGAACAAGATAAGAGATAAATAGAACTCATTTATTTAAAATGAAAGTACGAATTTTTAATCATGACGAAAACTTGAACTCTAAAAAAGATGAAATAAATATTTTGAATCTCGAAGATTTATTAATACATATGATATATACAGATGGAGAAGAAGATAAACCTGTAAGAATAGTAGTCGATACAGAAACAAATAAAGCAATTATGGTAAAATACGGAATGAATAGCAGAGAAAATTGCATAAAAGATGAAGCTTCAAATACGGAATATTTATCTTCATTAAATATACCGCATATTATTCGCTTTGAGTTTAAGAGCATTTTAACCGATGCTGTCTTATTGGGAACAGAATACATTCGTACATGTAAATTACAAAACAATAAAGAATGCATAAATTTTCGACAATTATCAAAAATAAATGATCATCTTAATTTTAAGTATGCAATGCTGCAGATAATAATAACTCTTTCTTATTTGCAAGAAACTTACCGAGGGTTCAGACATAATGATTTTAAGGCTGACAATATTTTAATTGAGAATTCTCCGAAATCAAATCTTATATATAAACTAAAATTTCAAAACAAGTATAAATGTTTTCGTTTACGTAACTGTCAAGTCTTTGCAAAAATTATTGATTTTGAATTAGCAAATACAATAGACGAAAAAAATATTTCAAGTCAAACTGTTTTAAATTCAAGAAATAATTATTTAAGCAAGGATTTCGGTCTAAGTCCTCTACAATGCGATGCTTTTGACATACATTTACTGATTATAGATATTCTAAAAAATGTTCAAGAGGATAATTTAGCATTCAAAAAATTTGTATACGATTTTTTTCCAATAATCTACTTTTTTTCTCCAAATATAACTATTCAATCTAGACTAACATTACAATCACAAGAAGAAATACAATTCAAAATACGAAACCAAAATTTTTTATATGACATGCTATCGCATCCATATTTCTTTGATTTAAGAGATGACGAAATGGAAAGCTGCGATTACTTTTACAATTTTGATGACAAGGTAGTTACTTAAGATGAAGAAATATTTTCAAGAACGCTTCTGCTTCCTTTTTTTACTAAATGTACTTCATTGTTGTATTTTTTTGTTAGTAAAATAAGCAATTGATCAAAGTAAAAAGATCTAAGTTTTGTAAACATGGATCTATAATAATTTTCGTCAAATTTATGCATGGTAATAAATGTTCTTTTCGGTTGCCAAACAACAAACCAAATATGACGAATTTTTATACCATGATCAATTAAATATCCTGCAATTCCCTGTATTTGACTGTAATAATATGAAGGAGTATTTAAAGGATATTTTGCATATGGATGTTCGTCAGAATCCTTGATTCTTGCAGGACATTTAAATTCAACAAGATCTACTTGGTTGTCCATAGTATCAATTAATCCATCAGGACTTACCGCCATCCAAGGCGTATCTGCGTACTTTATAAGATTGACTTCCCTGAAATTTCCATTGGCATCTACGTATTTGTACCAATCAAGAAAACAATCTCTGGCATTGTTTTCGTTTACCTTTCCGTATTCCGTAAATTCATTTCCTTTAAAGGATTCAAATACTTTCTTTCGTAATAGGACATTAACAGATTCATAAGGATTTTCCCCGTTAACTGTTCCAAAGTCACTTGCCGTAATACAGAACTTGCGAGAATTTATCCATTCTTTTGATCTTTGTGGATATGAAGATATTCTTTGGCATTCTTCTTCTGAGCATTGAACAAAATTATTATAAAATTCAGAAGGTGTTATTTTGTTTTGAATAATTCGTTCTTGATGTTCAATATCTTCTTTTTTTTCCATTTCTTGTTCTATTACTTCATTCTTTTGCAATGAAAGTAAATGATATTTTGGATGATTTGGTATGCAAATTGTTTCTCCAACATTAATTTTTGTATATACCATTTGTTGCTTGAACCATTCATCGCAAAGTTCAAAGTCCATTTCTATTTTAACTGGAAATAAAATAAAAATTGAATTATGTCCACAGAAGACAACGATGAACTAAACTGTCCTATTTGTTGTACAGATTATACAACAAAAGTAAGAAAAATAGTTAATTGCTCAGGATGCAAAAAAAATATATGCCTAATTTGTACTAAAAAATATTTGTTGAGTGTTTCGTTATCTCCGCATTGCATGCATTGCAAACGAGAATTTACTTCCGATTGGATCGATAATATATTTTCAAAATGTTTTCGAGAAAATCAATTAAGAAAGCATAGAATTACATTATTAATGGAACAAGAAAAGTCTATGTTTCCTCATACTCTTGAAGTCATAGAAAATGATGAATTGATGCGATTATGTACCAAGTTAATATTTGAACAAGAAACAATTTTAAAGTCAATAAGTCCAAGACAAGATACCCAAATTAATACAGACTTTCTTGAAAATTTAAACCGAAAAAGAGCAGAATTAAAAACCATTTACGAAAGAATGGAGGAAAGAAATATTCGATTAAAAGAGAAAAAAGAAACCAAAGCAGCTAGAAAATGTCCTGATTGCTCAGGAGGATTTTTAAATTCTTTGTATCAATGTTATCATTGTAAGGTTCAAATCTGTTCAACTTGCTTTTGCAAAAAAGATGCAGCGCATATTTGCAATGAAAATGATGTTGCTAGTTATAAATTACTAATAACGGAAACAAAACCTTGTCCTAAATGTAGTAGTCGTATTCAAAAAGCAGAAGGATGCAATCAAATGTGGTGTACTAGTTGCAATACAGCATTTAATTGGTCAACGCTTGAAATAATTAATGGTCGTATTCATAATCCGCATTATCAAGAATATTTAAATAGAAATCAAATTGAAAATAATACGGATTGGAGAGACCAATGCGAAAACAATGAAATTCCATTTCATTTTCCATATGATAATTCATATTCTGTATCAAATGAAATTAAGAAACATATAAAGCATGTCCATGTAGAGAATTATATTTCGAATATAGCTCATAAAATTGTAAGTATTATATCGTTTATGATTCAAAGATCACATAACGGGGAACTTAAAAATGTTTCTTATTCTGTAAATTTATATGAAAATTTAAGAAAGCAAATTATAAAGAAACAACTAACTGAAAAAAGATGGTTCAGTATTTTATCAACAAAAGAAACAATTAGAGAAAGAGAAAAAAAGTATGCTCAACTTGATGAATTAATTATTTCTATTGCAAGAGATTTATTTCGTTTGGCTTTAAATTCAAAACATGATTCATCAGAGAAACTAGACAAAAATTTATTTTTACCATTGGAAAAAGCAAGATTATATTATAATGAACAATATCTACGATTATGCAAGGAATATGAAATACGTAACTGCAACGAGTTTAGCAGATTTAGCAAACCTGTTCAAATTAATGAAAATTGGTATTTAACTGCAACTTATAATTAAATTTATTGTATTTCAATTAATTTAACATTTTCTTTTTCTTTTAAAAGTTCCGCTTGTTTCTTTTGATATTCTAATTTATTATGTAAATCAGCTAACACCTTTTCTCTATAAGTTTTCTTAATGTCGCCAGACCAAGCATTTTTAAGCTTAACCCATTCATACATTGCGATACATCCAATGTCATAATTACGAAATTCATTGTCTTCTTCAATTAATTTCTTCATTTCTTCTTCAGTATTAGAAACATGTAAAAATGCAACCATTGGCTCAGCTCCTTCTTTTCCATTAGGACAAACATTTTTTTCTGACCATTCGAGATACAGTTCATTTAACGTTTCTTCATTTATGCCTAAATCGTTCCAAATTCTAGCATCGAGTTCTTGTTGGAACATGTTGGACCAACAAATAAAATTCGAATCTTTCAAGTTCTTGTCTTGAAACTCTTTTGCCTCAAGCAAAGACTTTAAATGAGACGTATTTTCGGGAATTTTAGAAAACATCTCCGTTTCTGGATTTGTCATTTTTTGACCGTAAATGTTCGCATTATTAGGAGGTACATTTTTTTTAACCCAATCATGCATTAACGATGAAACGCATAACTTGTACTGCTTTTCATGAACAAGACGATTACGTAATCCTGAATAAAATAATAATCTTTTTCGTTCCCAATCTTCAAATTCTTTGTTTTCTTCTTCAATATGCAAATAATCGGGAATGACTGCTATACCACAAAAATTTTGCATTCGAATCGTCATGGTTACATTTTTAACGGATTCATTTAATTGAGAAAATGAATTGTTTTCCTTTGCAAATACTTCTTCTTCTACTTTAGCTAGATCTTCATCAATTTGAGATTCATCGTTGTTTTTTAATTTTCCTACTTGATGATTTTTGGCGTTGTCATAAGTTTCTTTAAATGCATGCGAACGTTTTTCCTTATGCAAATCTAAAAGCATATAATATTTATTAACTTCTTTTTCTCTCAATAGCATTAACTGATCATTTTTATAATCATACTTCATCATTACCTTGAACTGATTTTGTGGTGATATGCGAATTTCTATGTTATCGTATTCTGCATATTTTTTAGCATACTTTATTGCTTCTTCTTGTTTTGCAAAAAAACCCAAAACTCTTATCCATGCATCACCATCAGATGAACGAATTTTCGTAAATTTATGAGCTAAATTGTAAATGATCCACATTTTTTAATAAGGCTACTTGAAAATCAGTTTTTGCAATTGAATGCAAGTTTTCTTGTTTATTTATAAAATAGTCCGTTAACGGAGAAAGTGGATTTATTTTTTTCAATATTAATTTAATTTTTTCATTCCTAATATTGAGTTTTTCCATTTCTATTGCAATAGTCACCATTTCTTCAGACATTTTCGTTTTTTCTATAAAATCATCAAGATCCTTCTTGCATTGAAGAATATATTCGTTTACTTTATCAAAATCTTCTTGATCAAAAATAGATAACTTATTTTCATCTTCCATTATTTTTAAAATAGATTTACTTTCTTCATATTTATTTTGTAAAAAACGTATTTGCGAGCATTCATCAGGTAAATTTAAATTTTCTACTTGATTTTGAAACGGAAATAGATATCTATTCCATACATTATCGTCCTTTATAAAAAAAGACATTTTTTTTGGATACAATGTCAATGGAAATTGATTTTGAGTACAGACTAAAATGGATTGAGTTATTAAAAAAATCGTTAAATAAAAATATTTTTTTTGAAAAAACAAATTTAGACGCAAAAATAATTTCAAGAAGATTAGAAGAATTTGTTCACCGCAATCGACAACAAGTACAATATGTAAATGATATTCCTATATATCAATATGGAGAAAAAAAAATTTTATTTGAGGATGCAGACAGTCATATAGAAGCTGCTCTTCAGCAATATTTATCCAATATTCAAAAGTTTATTCATATTTGTTCCGAAGGAAATATTGAAAATGTTCAATTTGAACCTCCAGAAAAATGGTTAAACAATGAAAAAATATTTGAGGGAACACCACATGATGCTTGGGAAAAATTATATTTTACTAGACAGGAAACGGCAAAGTCGGTATTGGCAAACAAAGAAATGGTTAAAGGTTTATTCAGTTGTCCTAAATGTAAATCATTTGATGTAGATACCGATCAAAAACAAACAAGATCTGCTGACGAACCTATGACAATATTTTGTAATTGTAACGCTTGTGGAAAAAGATTTATAAGATAATTTTTTTTTTTACTTTTTTTTATTCAATTTCATGCGCATTTCTATTATACCTTTTGAATCATATAATTCGTCAATATTGTCTCTTATTTTCTTTTCCATATCTAAAAACATTGTATCAATTTCTTCTAAACTTTTATGTATTTCATCTTTTAGTTTTGGGTAAAAGTTTTTTGTTTTTTCGTCAAAGTCATCGTAAAGTATGTAATGGGCTCTTTCAAGATCTTCTAATTTTTCAAAAATTAAATCAAATCCTTTTATGAAAAACAATAATTCTTTTAAATAATCATTAAGAAAACGTTCAACATTACTATTCGAACCAGATGAACTTTCTTGTATAATACGTTTACTGCCACCTTGAATATTTTTTGGTATGTTGTTGTTTGCTGAAGACATTTTTATATATAATAAATATAAATATTTTTTCTATATTAATAAAATGAGTAACTTAGGTAAACGAAAACTAAGATTAGAATCTGACAATGACAGTTCAAATAATAACTCAACTAGTAGCAGAAGAAATGTAAAAAGAAGAAAAACAAATTCTTCTTCAGTATCCTCTGTTTCAAACAAATCCTCTTCTCCTAGAAGACTTGTTTACAAACCTCGTCATACAAATGTTGAAAGTTTATCCAGAAGTTTGACCGATAGATCTTATTTTTCTGCTGATTCAACGCCATTAACTGTTGCTGTAACCCTTCCTGCAACACCAATACCATTAGGTAAAAGACGCAGATTACTATATGGACAAGAAAATACAGTATCAACTCAAGATGGAGCATTTGATTATGAAACAGACTATGATGAATATTATTTAACAGAATCAGATTCAGATTCAAGTTCTGGATCCGAATCTGACGAATCAATAGAGTATGTTCGAACCATTAAACCTGACATTATTGACTTGACTTCTGGTTCGTATACAAAAGCCGCTTATTTATTGTCAAGAGCAGCATCAAAAGTTGGTCCAGTATATACTACAGCATTAACTGCATATAACTCTTTACCAAAAAATGAACAAGATAATGTAAAGTCTGCTGTTTTTGAACAATCGAAATCATTTATAAACCAATCAAAACGATATTTAGAAAAATTACCAAAAAACGAAGAAGATGAAGATAGAATGTTAAAATATTTTTATGAAGTAGAAGGAGGAAAAAAGTTTAAGAAGAGAAAATAAATTTTAAATTTGTTTGTGGATCAATGTCTAAACTGCTTTCGAGTTGCGGTATTTGGGTAAATCCGTTACTTGATAATGTTAATCGCATATTTCTTATTAAATCTTGCAAAGTACCATTTTGATTTAAAATAGTTTGAACATTTGTTAAAAATGACCATGTCATTGCTCCTTGAGCAGACCCGTTTTCAAATGCATCTGAAGATACATCTTGATTTTGACTTCCGCTTATGGTTATAACTAATCCATTGATAGCAGAATAAGACGAATCAAGTACTAAATTAAGATTATTGCTTGACGTATCTTTACTTCCTAACACTAAAGGTATAATATTTCTATTTGTAACAGAACTTCCTTTTAATGGAGGAATGATAGTCTTTGTGCTTTTATTTGCTAAACTTCTAAAGTTAGTGGCATTCGGTTCCGCAAAATAATATTGCAAATCGAAAACTGTACCGCTGTGGCAACTATCAGATCCAATAAATAATTTAGCACCAGTAACTAAACCTGAAATGGCTTGATGAAGTTCATAATCTCGAATATAATTACCATTATCTAACGTATCTGGAGGACACCAGCATTCGTTGTATCCTCCTTCAGCGTTTGAATTTGCTATCTGTGATCCATGACCGGAATACCATATGAATGATGAATCGCCAGCTTGAGTTTCCGAAACTAAAGTTTGGATTTTTGTCAACATTAGATTTCTTGTTGGAAAGTTATCTGTTCCATAAGTATTTAAATCTGTATACATGAGAATATTCTGAGATAAATATCCAATAGACAATAAAAAGTTACGAATATTGTTTACATCATCTATGCATCCATTCAATACGCATCCTTCAGAAATACATAAGCTACCAGGAAAATTATAGTTACAACCAAATAATAAAGCTCTTTTTGTACCGTTTGTCGCAGAAACAGTTTTTGTAAAAGGGACGACGCTGCAAGTAGAACATCCATCTACTGAAGTACTTGAAGAAGGAATTGGAGTTTTTGATGCATCTTCGGAAGAAGAACTCAAACTTGTATTAAAATTTCCGTTAATCAAAAAATAAAAAATTGCAACTAATAAAATTATTAAAATAAAAGAAGTAAAAAAAATTGTTGTATTATTACTAGTTGTCGTAGCAACTTGATCGCCTCCCATTTTTTTTATTATCATGTTGGACGAAGTAAGTAATTTTTTGATTCGAAAAATATTTTTTTTTTTCTGAATTTATTTGTCTCTACTTCGTTTTTTTTTCTAGTTTTTTTTTCTCAATGATTTGCATTCAGACATTTTTATTTCGGATTTGCCCCAATTGTATAACGTAAAGCATTATTTAAAAGGACATCTTTCAGAAGATTGTTTGTCATTACAAGAAAAAGAAATTCTAAATTTACTTCCTAAAGCTCCTATGAATGCAAATGCTATGGAAATATTAGAACATATGAACATCGTTTCCGAATCATTAAATAATCCTAAAACATTATTCAGAAAGTTGAATATAGTTATTCAAAAACGAAAAGATGAATCTATTTTGTATCCTAAAACGGAACAAATACAAGAACTTTATTCTTTTTTGGATCATGTCGATTCAAAATTTTTTATTGGTTTTATTCAGGACGAATTGCTGGAAAACTCTATGAATGCAATTTGTGATACTATAGAACTTAATAATTATGTTTCTGTTGACGTCGTTTTTGTAAGAAATTCTTTATTGAAAGAAAAGTCAATAGTTAATTATTGCAAATATTCTGTAGCAACAGCAATCATGTCATTTCGAAAAATTCCTTTTTATCATCGAAGAATTGTTTTTTCTTTGATCAAACTAAGATATCCAGATTCCGTCCTACAAAATGAAGTTCCGACAGAAAAAAAGAAGATAAATGTTACGACTACTTTACCGGAAGCACCAGTTGCAAAAAGACCTAGGCCGCAAATAGCAGAACCTGAATCAGAAGACGAGCCTTCCTCCAAAAGAATGAAAAATGATTGGTGCTTATCGTCTATAGGTCTCGAATATACATATGCCTGGAAACTAGTATTTATTCGTAATTCTCCTGTAAGACTTAGCGAAAGAGGTCAAGAAGTAGCATCAAAAATGAGATCTTTACATGAAGACGATTCTTCTTCTAAAACCAATGGTAAATGCTATGAATCCGATTTTGCTAGAACGATGGAACATTTTCTTCATTTAATAACTAGAATTCAAAAGTTATCTTTTGAGTCAGAATTTATTTTGCCATGGATTTTAAAAATGTATTCGATATTCAAGCTTTATAGAGCCTTTGAATTACAAGTACGCTATTCTAATTCTCCTGAAGAACCGGATATTATGCAGATGGAAAATTCAAGAAAGTCAAAAGAATTTACAGTTTTTAAAGATGAATCTAAAATTAGAAGAACGAATAAGGACAAGGAAGAAGTAGCAACATTTTTTCGTTCCTTCATGGAATTATTCGAAATAAATTTTACTTTGGAAGAGGGAAAAAAAATCGTTTTGCCTAGTCAACATGAAGTTCTCGAAAAATGTTTGTCTATATTGTCTTTGTATTCTGTAGACGAAATAGTAGCTGTATCAAGCTTGAGCTGGGACGATGTTGAAAAAATGTCCACTTTGCAAGCGAAGATATGGAATGACTTTTGCAAAATAAGTAAATTGATATGTATGTTTACTGCTTTAATTCGTAAAGCTCCAAGTTTTGGAATACAAATTAAGCAAGAAATGATTAAAATACCAATGCTTTTGGGAACGAATGAACAAGAATTTAATTCAAGTAAAAAATCAAAAAAAGTTATAGAAGCATGTAACGAAAGTAATAATGTTTTAAAAAAATTGTTTGGTTATAATTAAAAAATGTCTTCTGATGCTAGAAATCCGTTTCAGTTTAATATTAATGTAGCAAAATCTTCTAGTTCAAATGCAGAATTAAGACCACCTCCAACAATTCAATCACCAAAAGCTTCTGAATCTTTAAGATGTACTACAGGAGGATTTTCATTATCTAGTTCTTATTGGAGAACATGGCTTTTCATGTGTTTTAGTACTATTATTATCTTTGTTATACTTACTCCAGGCTTATTATTAAGTTTACCTACCAATAACAGTACTGTTTGTAATTCAAAAGTTCCTCTTCCTGGAGGAGCATTAGGTATTTGCAATAACGGTATTTATGTTCCTGCCAGCGGTGATCCAATTACTCAAAATGAAGGAACACCTATTTGTGCTCAACGAGTTGCTTGTAGTCATATATTTGGAAGTGGATATGTCAATATTTTAACTTCAATTATTCATGGAGTCATATTTGTTATTTTTGTTAATATATTTAGTAATTATGTTGTTAAAGGAAAAAGTTAAAGTCTTTCTACATTTCTAGATCTTAAGTCCCTTGCTGCTTTTTCAGTCCAAAAATATGGTAACTTTACAAATAAATGTATCCATAAACCCAAACTCGTTAAAGCAAGCAATCCCCCTGTTTCTGCATTCCAATAACGAAGTTGATCTGAAATTGTACCAGTTGCCGCTTGATTATTATAAATTGCATATGAATCCATAATAATAACCGCAACTGTAACAATGACTATAGTTGCAGCTACTACATGTACAATTGCATTTTGAAGATTTGAATTCATTTTATAATTATGTAATAATAAAAAACAAAATGCAATTTCATGACATTGATTATATTACTTCTTATGTTATAGCATTAATTATAGTTTTAATTGTTCCTAAACCAAATGTAAATTAATTAAATAAGTTTTCTCTTTTCTTTATGTATTCCTTAACTTCTTCTGATTCATCAGCTACCAATCTCTTTTTTGATTTTGGTATTTCCTCTTGTAAAACAACTTCATGTTCCTTGACTTCGACCACATCTTTCGAAATTGATGGTTTAACATAATCAAGTAAACTATCTGCCACAGCTCTATTTATTTCTTCTTGTTGATGTAAATCATCAGGCCATGCTTCATACAATGGTGTTATGCTAGCAGGAACTGGTAGTTCTCTTACATCAGATTTTAAATTTGTTCTAATTTCAGAATTTGAAAGTATTTTCTTTTCTTCTTTTATTGGTAGTTGTTGAACATTTACAGTTTCTAAGCGAGTCATTCGCATCCATGCAATAATTCCCAAAGTAATTATACCCAATAATAATATAATAATCAAATAATTTATCCATGATGATGAACTACTTGCTTTTGCTTCTACTGGTGCTTGTGGTGGAGCCTGATACATCATATACGGAATTTGTTGAGGAGGCTGAATCACAGCATTTGGATGCAGAGGAGGTAAATTAGTCGTAGTTATCGCATTTGTGTTTGGACTTATGTACCATGGATTTGCTACATTCGTTGCAGCTGCTGGCGTTTGAACTTCATTACCTCTTCTTAAAGCATTTAATAAACCATTGAAATCTTCAGTTGACGACATTCTTATTTTTTATATGCAAACAAATGCATATGTTCAAACTGAACGTCCATTTTAAAAACAGTAAAAAAAATATGATTTATTTATTTGCTTTATGGTTTTTCAGCGTTGTAGGAGTAGGTTTTACCTTACTTAATTATTCTGTTGATGGAGACATGAGTAATGCCCAAGTAAAATCAAAATATTCTACTTTGCAAGTAACTTCCAATGAAGCTATAGAACGATTGAAATTATTAGCAAGGACAACATTGGTTGAAGTTTCTTGGAATACAAGTTTATTTGTAGCGTTATGCAGTAGTTTCGGATTTTTTGCAATAGAGCCTTTAATAAACTCAAACTCAAACCAAAAAATATTAGGCTGGACATTGTCGGTCGTATTGGTATTTTTATTGCAAGACTTGGTTATTCGATGGAAAGCTGCTCATAGAAAAAATAAAATATTTTTTGAAACATTTGAGATTTTAGAAAGACTAAAATTGACTACCTGTGATTCCGATTATATAAATTTTACTTCCAAATACAATAATGAGCAATTATAGGTACATTTGCTCCATGGTACTAACAAGTTCTAATATTAGTCTAGATAACAATCAATATGCAGAAGTCATTGCTACCTTTATCAATACTATCATAGTACGAAGCAGCAATATACGTCTTGTAAAATTAACGGACTTTCTTGGAAATGAATCATTTGCTAAATTAACAGATTTTGGTCATCATGACTTATGGGTTCAATATTACAAAAATGATTTTAATCGAAGAAATTTTATTTTTAGACCTGTTTATTGCATGACGCCAACGATCGCAGATAAACCAATTTTAATTCGCTTGTACATGTACAATTCGAATGAAGTCACCGAAAAATTTTCGACTTATAATTCATTGCATACTGAACAAGCATTGATTGATTTATTAGAAGCATACAAAGGCAACATAATTGTAGAAACTGTTTCGCAAATAAGACTAACCCAAAATTATTTGTCTGACAATGCAAGTCAAAATATCTCCGTTTCTTGTTTAAAGTATCAAATTCCATTGCTAAGAACCATGTCACCGGAACAAAGAAATGATGCTCAAAGATTGTTGGAACTAGTACAATACGGAATTGTTAAATTTGAATATTCTGATTGTATACCTTTAGTAGATAAATTTGCAATTGACTTAAACGTAAATGCAATAAATAAAAAATTTGAGAGACCTTCAAAAAAATCGTATTTACGTTCGTCTGTTGTTCATGGGATTATGGGCTGCGGACGAAAGCGGACTTATACTACAATGTTTGAGCAAATAGCTGCAGGAGTCCTAGAAAAAATTAATATTTGCGACATTAATAAATATTACGCCGAAAAAGTATCTCTGGTTCTCTGTGAAACCTCTTCTATTCCTAAATGGAAGGAAGAATTAGTAAATGTTAAACATTTAGTTTTGCATGATTTCTCTGACTTTGATAATTTGACTTATTCATTTGTCAAGGAAGGAGGAGTTATTTTAATCGACAATATCGGCCTTGGTCATTCATTTGAAAATGCTCAACTTCAATTCAAAATTGTTCAAGATTTATTGCGATATGATTATAATGAAGAACATTTTCATGATTACAAAGCAGATTTAGATCTAAATCAAGTTATTCGGTATCATGTCCAAGATGTTTCAAAACGTCTACCGAATGCAAAAGTTCCTTTGCAATGGTTGCATTTTAGGATGGTTTTAGTGGACGACATCATTGACATGAATGAGTTTGATGTTGATCGAGCTGATTATTATTTTGGAAGACTGCATCGTTTGCCAGAATCAGCAATTATTTCCGACATTGGTTTCTTGTCTTGGGACTGGTCATTCATTCATGTTAAGACCACAGGTTACCTTCCAACTCATTTGCCAAAAGATTGGATCAATGCCTTATATCCAATCATTTCCGATCCTCAAGAAGAAATTTACGAAAAGCCATGTATGTTTTGGAAGAATTTCCATATTTTCAATGGATTGCAAAGCATGCAAACACCAATAAGTATTCTTCGTAAAGTAAATTTAGTGGCAGATCCTGTTGAAATTTCAGAAATTGAAAGTAATATATTTGAAAAAATTAATACTTTATGCAGAGAAATCAACAACAAAAGTTTGATTCGAGATGATGCTTCTTTAGCATTATTAGGAATGGATATTTATAACATCAAAGGATTAAATATTCCTCTGTCATTTACAAAATCAACTGGTATATTTTCATTGGAAGATGCAAAAAATATAGCCAAAGAACATTTTCAAGGAACTAACGGAACTACCGCAGAACGTATCTTTCGATACATGCATTCGGAATCTCCTTTAGCGGATAATTTATTTATTCAGCGATCCCTTGAAACAAAAAGCAATTGTTCTATTTGTTTCGATAATCCTTCAAATTTTATAACTTTATGTGGACATTCCTTTTGTAGTGATTGCGAAATGTTTTTACGAGGGTCTGCTTCATTAATTTCCTGTCCTGTATGTCGATCAAAGTTATGCGAATACGACTGGCTACGACTTGGAGATACAACCTCTATAACCAATTTTTGCCTATCGAAAATAAAAAGATTAAAAATTAAGATTGATCAAATTTCAAGCAGAAAACGACCCAAGAGAAATAGTTCAAGTACAACTCAAAATTCAATCATGATTTTATGTCCCGATAACTCGAAAGAAATATTAAAAAAAGTCGCTGGTGACTACGAATACTTGGAATTTAAAGAGTTTATTAAGAAATACAAAAAAGAAAATATTCCTGCAGAAATTAATGCCTTAATTATGGTAAGTCCAAGTCATAATTCAGAATTATACCAGATGATTGTCAAAAGTACGCATCGAGTATCTCCTTTGCAAGTTTATCTATTATATGCTAATAAAATAGAAAATCCAAAAGTAGCCTTTGAAACATTGGTAAATCCTTTGTCTATAAGTCGTTCAGGGACTCGAAGACAAAGAACTGAATAACAAACAAAAAATAAATGATAAATGTTTATTTTGTAGCTACGCAATGGAACATAATGCTAGAAAATTTTATTCGATCTTTAAGAAAACATGATTTTAATTATATTTGGCTTGGAAAAGGTAAAAAATGGAAAAATTTCAAATTTAAATCTGAATTACTTTATAATCATTTGCCAAATAACGATGACCTGGTAATTATTTCTGATGCGTATGACGTTCTTGTTAATAGAAATAGTTTAGATTTAAAAAATGCTTTCAGTTCTTATAAAAAAGATATTCTTGTAGGTTCAGAATGGTATTGCGGAAATAAAAAGAATTGTAAACCCATTGAAAAGTACTGGAATTTGCAAGATTATACTCCTCCAAAGAAATATTGTAATGCCGGATTTGTAATGGGAATTTCGAAAGAAGTCAAGAAAATGTACAAGTATTTGCTTGAGTATAACGATGACCAGTTAGGTCTAAGCAACTACATAAATGAAAATCCTAAGAAGTTTGCAATTGATCATTCAAATTTTATTATTCAGAATATCCATGTTCTAGATACTGTTATAAATCAAGCATACTTTTACCATTTTCCTGGTCCATTGTTAAAATATGGACTTTTTCCTCAATACAATATTATAGTTAAACGAATATTAGGAAACAATAATTTTGCTGTTTATCCGAATGAAATATATTATTTATTTGCGTTTATTGTTTTTTCGTTAATTATTTTAATCTTTTATAAATAAATGAGTAAAAAAAGTGCTTTACTGATAGGTTGTAACTATTTAGGAACTGCTTTGACATCAGATGGAAACATAGATACTATACATACATTTGATCAATTTTTGACGGAACGAATGTTTGTCCTCGATAGTTTAATTTTATGTGATGCAGGTACCGGACCTAAACCCACCAAACAAAATATTATGGAATACTATGAAAACATGCTGAACTCTGCAAATAAAGGTGATGTATTATTTTTAGTTTATGCTGGAGCAAGTCAAATTTTATCGAAAGATGCAGTAATCGTACCGTCTGATTATATTCAAAACGGTTACATTAATGGAAATGACTTTAGAAGCATGTTAGACATGGTTCCAGAGGGAGTTACGTTGTTTTGCGTTTCCGATTCAGTATATGCAACTGCTCCTGTTTCTTTGAGATATGAAGTAACGGACATTAGTACTGGTAATTTAAGTCTAAAGCAGAAAGTGGCAAACAATCGCAAAATACCAAACTTTTCAAACTACAACTCCAAGCAAACGGTTATTGAAAATATACCTGTCCATGAAACGGATTCATCTGTTCTTTTTTTGTTTGGACTTGGCGATCATCAACTTCAGAGTGGTTACATATTATGGTCTTTAATACAAACTATGGACAAGATGCATTTGCATGGACTACAATTAAATCATTTATTGACAAGAATGCAAGCTACAATAAGATTTAATGACAAAGACATAAACTTAAAATTGTTTTGTGGACAATTTATGGAAATGAATGTAACTTTCGGACGTTTTGTTGCAGGAAATATTTAATACTTGTATAAAAAATAAATGCAATCTCAACATAAAGTCGTAGAAAGTTTACATAAATGGAATGTAGTACTATGTGCTTTGCATGGTCTTAGCGCAATTGCAGTAGGATATATTTTTAGTTATAATACAAATGCAAGAATCATCGACTCTTATAGAGGAAGCATTCCAAGCGATTTAATTCATCCGACCATTGATTGTAACGGTACAGGAGCCGTCAGTTGTCCTCAAAAATATTCTGTAACTCCTATCGACAGATGCAAGAGTATTGACTTTCCTTTGGTTTGCAAAAAAATGGCATCATTCGATCCTTCTACTTTATTGATTTCCTTTTTCTTGATTACTTGTCTAGCTCATTTTTTCTATGCTCTAAATATCGGTAACTTTTATACAAATGCAGTTTTAAAACAAGGATGGAATCCTTACCGTTGGGTCGAATATTCTATAAGCGCTGCAATTATGATATTTTTAATCAGTTTAATTGATGGAGAACGAAATCTAAATGCTGCTACCTTGCTAGCCGTAATGACGGCAGTAACTCAATATCAAGGATTTATAGTAGAAAATAATTTTCTTTTCAAGAATCTTGATTCTTTGTCTCCTGATCATAGTAAAATTATATGGAGAAATGTTCATACTGCTACATTCAGTGGATGGTTATTGTTTGCAGGGGTTTGGGTAATTCTTTTCAAAAACTTTTTCGGAGTACTTAGCGATGCAAACAATATTATATTACAACCTTCTGATCCAAAAGTTAAAATTCCAATTTGGGTTTATGGAGTTGTACTTACGCAAGCATTGAACTTTGCCTTCTTCGGTTTTGTTCAACAAAGACAAATCAAAAATTTTACAATGAAAGACAAGACGCAAATCAAACCATATTATCATTTTGAGAAGCAGTACATGACATTAAGTTTTTCTGCCAAGTTTATACTTGGGGCATTCGTTACATATGGTATAATACAAAGAGCTAAAGGAGCAGGTTGTTCTAGCTAAGAATGAAATATATTATAGCAGGAGTAACGTTTGGCGTTCTATTATTTATTGTTATTCTATTAAGTTTTTTAAATAAACCAACAAACACAAAATCATTTCAAGTAAAAAGTTTGATTTTAGCATCAACGCAATGGTTAGAATCTTCTAAAAAAGATACGAATAGAATCGCCGCATTAATGCATGTTAATTATGCAATGGCATTTTTACATTCAGCCAGAAGTTTATTATCTGATGACGAAATAGAAACAATTTTAAACATTAGCATTGAACAGTTTTTGCAAAGTATTGAGCAGCAACAGCAAAAGTGCTTGGAAGAAATGAAGCCAATTGAAGAAAAAGCAGCTTCAAAAAGATTTGTTTTTAGACCTAGAGAAAAGTAAAAAATTTTATTATATAAACAAAATAAAAATGCCTACTGCAAATAACATTCAAAAAAATATTGAAGGTGGAAAAAAAACTCGTAAAGTTGTTCCTTCGAAAAATAAACTTCCAAAAATATTAGAAGAAAATGTAAGAAATATTCATATGCATGCTGAATTTAATTTGAAATATTTAAGGAGTTTGTCTAAAATGGCATTAGATAATCTCGTACAAGCAGAACAAATGGAATTAAAGCAAAATGTAACAAGATATTTTAAAGAAGCTAGGGACGAAATTAATAATGGTATTCGTCAAATAGAAGACGGTGTTAAAATATATGAACGTATTTTAAACTTAAACTTTAATCAAAAATAAACTAAAATAAAAATTTAATATTTAATCATTCTTTAAAAATCTTCAGTCAATGAAAAGATTTGTTCAGATTCTCCAACATTTGCCAAGGCGTATGCGCTAACTCTTTTTTCGAAAAAGTTGGTCTTGTCTTGCAAAGATATCAACTCCATAAAATCAAATGGATTATTAACATTATAAAATTTTTCGTATTTAAGAGCGACCAACATATGATCTGCTATAAATTGAACATACTGCATCATTAAATTTTCATTCATGCCTATTAAATTAACTGGCAATGATTCTTTTACAAATATAGCTTCAATGTCTACTGCCTCCTGTACCATTTTCAAAACAATTTTTTTATCAGGTCGTTCATCTAAATAATTATTAAATAAATGGACGCCAAATTGAGCATGCAAACCTTCATCTCTACTTATTAATTCATTTGAAAAACATAATCCATTCATCAAATTTCTTTTTCGAAAATAGAAAATAGCAGCAAAGGATGCAGAAAAAAATAAATATTCCATGACCACAAATGCTAATAAACGAATTGGAAAATCAGCATTTTTTCGATCCATATAAGTTAAAGCCCAATCATTTTTCATTTTAAGTCCAGGAAACATTGATACAGCTTCATAAATGCGTTTCTTCTTTTCATTGTCAGAAATAATAGTTTCGATCATTAAAGAGTAAGTTTCGTTATGAATACCTTCAATTGCTTTTTGAAACCCATAAAATGTTTTTGCTTCTCTTATTTGTATCTCTTCTCCGAAATTAGAATCAATATTGTCGAAAACTAAAGCGTCTGCAGTAGCAAAAAATGCAAGAACATGACTTATGAAATGTTGTTCTCCTGACTTTAAAGTATCAAAATCTTGTTTATCTTTCGAAAGATCGATTTCTTCGGCTGTCCAAAAAGCGGATTCTGCTTTTTTATAATAGTCCCATAAATCTGGATACTTTATAGGAAAAAGTTGGAGTCTGTCGGGTTTCAATAAAGTAGACATATCTGGTTTTTATATATAAAGAGGAAATGAGTTTCCAAAACAAAGAACTTATTTATTATTGGGCTCAACAAAACATTGAATTAGATGTAGAAAAAATTAAATTGCAATACGACGTCAAAGGTTTTTCTTTACCTGATTGTTCTGAAGACCAACTTCAAAGCGTTCATCAAGAATACATACATAAAAAACCAATTGATTTTTTTACTGTTCAAAGTTTTATAAAACAATTAAATTGTAGTCCATTACAACTGCTTGCATTTTTAATTGCTATTGATGAAGAGAAAGTCGATGACTTTTATTACAAAGTTCCAGAAAAATATGTTTCTTTAATTCAAGGACCTACTTTCAAATTTGATGCCGAAAAAATAAAGGACCTCAAAAGAATTCATGCCAATGTTTCTTGTATTGTTTGTACTGACGAAGATACTACTTACTTGATAAATTCTTATGGTAAATTTACGTTAGAAGGATCAGGAATATTGACCACTATACCTGTACAAAAAGTTAGTTTAGAAAATGTTTTGTTCAGAGTTTATAAAGATAAGATGGACATAATTGTCGCTGGAAGAAGATCTATGATGATTTATCAAACCTATGATTTAAATGGTTTTGAACCAACATTTGTTCAAGTCATTTTTATGGAAAATAAGCATGTTCTGTTATATGGAAAAATTAATCAATCTACAGGAGAAGAAGAAGATTGCTTTTGTTCAGAATTTGATTTGGATTCGTTAAACGAAAATTTTATGAGACCCGTAGATGAAAACAAGGTAAACGATTTTGTGGTTCATTGTTGTCATTCCAATTACAGATGTCAATCAAGCAAACTGACATTATGGAATAAAAGAATAGATAAATTAACAACAGAAAGCAAAGTATACGAATATGATCACCTGTTATTAGAAGACAAGAACATTTCCGCAGTATTCGGTCATGAAAATACAATTGTCAAGGCTTATAATGATGGCCAATTATTTATAAACGATAAAAAAATTATGGACGTTCCAAAAAATATTGTCTCTTTAATATGCTTAAATTTAAAATGAGTTCAAAATGTCCAGGCAAAGATAAATTTAATAATCCTTGCAATGTTTATTTGAGACCAAACGAAAAATATTGTTGGAAGCATGTTTTAACTACTACGAATGCAAAAGAAGAAGAAACTCCTTCTGCAGATATTGAAGCAAAATCAACATCAACTGTAAATTTTAAATATGATGAAAAAAGATTACAAAAATTAGCCAATGATGAACAAAATATTCATACTCCGGAAATTCAAATTCCATTAATGAATGCTATAAAGAAAATACAAGCATGGGGTCAAGGAATGAAAATTAATACTTCTATTGATTTACCAAATTTAATTTTAAGCATGCTTGACGATAACGAATTTAATTTTAAAACTGAATTGGCATTGGAACATTTAAGAAATATTTTTGAATCGAATGACAATACGGAAATGTTTGACATTACATATATGCAATTAAGCGTCCTTGTATGGGCTAGAATTCATTATTGTTTTTCTGGAGACGAAGAAAAGTTTAAATTACTAAAAACAAGATTTTTTGAAGAAATTACGGAAAGTATAGGTCAATGTTTTAATGGAAACATCGCTAGACTTATTAATGTATTTAGCGGAATCGACAGCGAAATGTCTATTCAATTAGCTAGTATTACCAGAGAACAATTTGTTGAGTTGTTGTTGGATAAAATAGACCTTTTAACGCCAGAAATGGCCTTACAAAGGACGTATCAATTATTTTTAAAAGCTCAAATACCTGACGAAGAACAAGGACCTTGGATACAAGCAGTTCGAGACAGAAAAGGTGTTCCATTAATTCCTTATAAAGAAATAGATACAGAAAAAAATGCAGATGATGACATCAACGTTGAACATAATTAGCGTGGATTTAGGTTGGAAAAATTTAGCTTATATTCATATGAATATTTCAAATGAAAAAGTCCAAATAAAAAAATGGGAAGTCAAAGATGTTTTAACGGAAAAGTTTGGAAATATTAACAAGGCAACAATCGAAGAGTTGGTAAATGCAGCAACGCCAAAAATATTTGAACTTGTTCGCCAATGGACTGAAGAAAAACCAGACATTGTATATTTAGAACAGCAACCTCTGGGAGTCATGTCGAAAAATATAAAGACAAAAATCCTAAGTCATATTTTTCAGTCGTTGCTTGTAAGTCAATCATTTCCAGTAAAATTTATAAGTCCAAAACGAAAATTGGAAGGTTTATCAAATGAAGACAGGACTTATTCAGAAAACAAGAAATTTGCTGTCTCTTCAGCAGAAACAGTATTACTAAAGCATGAACTAAAAGAAGAATTAGAAATGTTCCAAAATCATAAAGGAAAAAAAGACGACTTGGCTGATTGTTTTTTACAAGGGTACTATGCAGGATTGAATGATTTAAATAAACCAGAGAAAAAGAAAAGAAAGAAAATATTAGATTCTTCAAAAAAGAAAAAAGTTAAAAATAATAACATAAAAATGGAATTTTAAAAAATAATTATGAATAAATTCTATGTAGCATAGTTGGAAAAATGCTATAAAAATGACTTGTAATCTCATAGATTTATTCATAAGAGATGGACAAAAACTCTTCTTCGGTTACTTGCTTGTACCAAGTAACCACTTGGAGCATTGATGTAGTGGAATCATGTTTCCCTTCTAAGGAAACTGTCCCCAGTTCGATCCTGGGATGCTCCTGTATTTTTTTTTTTTTAATAATAATTTTTTCTTTTTCCAAGTATCATCCATAATAAATTAATGGTTGCAATTGCATTTTTTATATTATTTTGTCTTTTTCGAATTCGAATTTAAAACGAGAAACGACGACTGATCCATCTTTGAAATTATTACTATTAATAGCAACCCTAAAAATGCTCCAATAAAAACCACAAAGTAGTTTAAGTTACATTGACCATTTACAAAACTATAAAATATTGTACCACAGTTTGGCGTTTCAGAAATTCTTGATACAGTTTTCTTTAAACAAGTTATTCCTGTTTCTTGGAATGAAGGAGAACAATCAACATAACATGTTGAAGGAGTCCATAACGAATATCCACTGGGACATGCTCCGGCTGTTGGAGCAACCGCTACTTTATTGCAAACATTATCAAAAACCGGATCTTGCGTTGTTCCTGAAGGACAATTTATAACGGATACGCAACTGAATGGATCACTTACCATAGACGTAGTATTATTTATGCAATTACTCAAACAACTTTGAGTAGATGTACTGTAAAATTTATTGTTGTTGCATTGAATATTCCCCATTGTTTTTATTCTTAAAAAAATATTATTCTTATAATATAAAAAATGGTCAATGTTCAATATGTTCAAACATCTACTTCTATTTGGGTTAATTTAATTTCAATTGTTGCAATAGTTGGGTTAGTTCTTGCTTCGGTGGCATTGTATAAAGCATACAACTCTAATATTTTAACTTATTCTGGTATAGCAAATAATTTAACTTGGACTCAAATCGGATCCACAGGTTTTTATACTGCTTCTATTCCAGTTCGTGGAATTTCTGCAAATACTTTGATTCAATCAACGTTGTCAGTACCTCCTTCAAATACAGCAGACGGAAGTAATTGCTGGATTGTAAGTAGTTATAGTATTCCAAATAATGTAGTATTTATTGCTGCTGCAAATCCAACCACTCCTTCTCAATTTCCTATTGCTTGGACAGTTTTTAAGTATTAAAAAAAATTATATTTTTCAACTCTACTTTATATATAAATGGTTTTGAATCATTTTCTGAGCAGCTAAAATATATAAAATCATCTTCTATAAAAATACCTAAACAGTATTCTATATATTCATCTGATAATTTAAAAGGTAATGATAATTTTGGTTTCAAATCATTTTCTTCTATTTTGCAAAGAACATTGTAATAGATTCTTTTATCTTTTTTTACTATAACGTTATGAAACAATATATATTTACAATTTTTATATTTAATAGAAACTGTTGATCCTCTTAAGCATCTAAAAAATAAATCTGATTGTGGCAATTTCCAAGGTCCTTCAATCAATGCATCATGATTTTCTGGCCATGGAAACCAATTTTTTTCAAGTTTATTTGTATTGATAACTCGTTCAATTTTTATGTTTCTTATATCATAAACTCCTTGAACTACGGTTACATGATCTATAAAATCGAATGAATTTGCATAAAAATATAATTTATTTTTGTCTGTTTCTTTCTGATATATTCGTATGTCTTCTAATCCTTCTATATGATTTATTTTTTCTATTTTATGTAATTGAACTTTTTCTTTTAAAATTATCTCAAAATTATTATTAAGCACAATAAAGTAATTTTCTGTTTTTACTTTTTCTTCCAGTAAAGTATAATTCGTTGATCCATTCATTACATAATTTACATAACGGACATTTCCTAACAGTACTCCATTTTTTCGTATTATACTTGGAGTTGAAGGATAATAGTTTCCTTCTTGTTTCAATTCAAGAATATATTTTTGTCCTTCGATTTTTTCTAAATAAAATTCCATGTTTGAATGAACATTGTAAATACAATTTGATAAATAATATTTTTGTAAATAACTCCAGCATTCAATCAAACCAAGTATTTTTTTGTCTGGATATACATAATAATACAAAATACTTTTTTCATATTGTATACATTTATCTTCATAACAAGAAAAATCTGAGAAAAGTACATCTTTTGGTTCTTTTTCTATTGTTTCCATCAATGTTAAATAATATAATGCTTTCTTATGCTGACATATTTCTCTGAATTTTTGAGTCAAAAAGTATAAACTTTCTCGTCTATTTTTATTTTGAAAATGAGCTTTTAAACCGAAGACTTCAAAGTCATCATACTTTTTTTCATGAAACGCTATTTTACATAACATGTAATAACTATAATATATCTCCTCTTTCCATCCTCCAAAAGATATTCTTTCAAGATATTTTTGTTTTGCTTTTTCGAAATCTTTCTTGTCCAAGTAAGATTGAGCTAAATAAAAAGTATTACGATCATTTTTTTCCGCATTTTCTAATAACCTTATGTCTCTATCGGTTTTGTCAGTTTTGCATCCGCCATCATTAATGTCCTCGATGTAACATATTTCGGGATCTGCAGTAGCTCCTTTAAAATTTGAACAAGTCCAGTATTCATGAGTTGGACCTATGCATATCCAATCGCAATCACATCTTAAAAATCGGATGTTGTTATATTTTAAATAATGATTTTTTTGTTGTATTGATATTCCTTTAAATTCTTTACAGTCATATAAATAGTTTAAAAAATATTGACTAGGTCTAAATATCATATCTGCATCTAAGACTAATATAAATGTTTCATTTAATTTCCATTCATTCTCTAAACAAACTTTTTTTGCGTATTGAAATGATTTAGATCTTGATTTTCCAAAATCTTCAAATAAATCTTCAAATAAATGAAATTTAAATTTACTGTCTTTCAATAATTTAACTGTTTCATCTGTTGATCCTGTATCCATTATTACAATATCATCAGCAAATGTATAAACTGATTCTAATGCTCTCAATATAATGGATTGTTCATTTTTTATCATAAATAAAGCTATTGTTCTCATTTTTTTTAATATATAAAAATTAATTTTAAATTTTAAAGAATAACGCATTTAATAATAATTCCATGTATTTGCAATTCTGTATGCATATGTAAAACCACTTCCTATATCTGAATATCCTACATACAAAATCATTGTTTGAACATTTGCTACAGAAGGAGTATCTACGTTTGCAGTTAATTGATTATTTCCAACATATGATAATGTTACTCCGTTAGGAGTAGCAGGTAATAATTTTGCAGTACAATTGGGTACAGTAGAACTACCTGTAATATATGATCCTGGAGATTCAGCATCTTGATTCTTATTGTATCCTACAAAAGTTATTGAAAACCAATTTTCATTTCCGTTTTGTGCTTTTGTTACTAACATGTACGTACCGTTTTGTTTTGCTGTATTTGGATACGTATTGTTAAAATCAAAAACTAATTGAGCACCATAATTTGTTGAAAATGGATAATAGAAAAAGTTATTGAAAGTCATGTCTGTTGCATTTAATGAAGTACATGTAATCAAAGATGTACAATTTATATTTGGTACTTGTAATGTTCCTGCATTATTTATACTAACTATTGTATTACTGCTATTTGCAGAAGTAAAATTGTAATTTCCATTTCCTGAACCAAATATTGTAGGTCCAGTACTACTTATTTGCATTCTTGAATATCCATTAAAATTTTCAGAAAACGTTGTTCCTGTAATTCCGAACATTACCTGATTTGTTGTATCGAATGATGTTGTAATAATTTGATCAACTGGAACTAAAATTATAAACGAACCATCACCACCATTACCACCGTTAAATGTACTTTTATTGGAATAATAAGCAGAATTGTTGTAGTTACTAGTTGTTTCAAAAATAAATAAATTATAGTATCCTGAATTACCACCGTTTGCTATAAAAAATGCTCCACCTCCTCCACCTCCGGTTCCTATTAACCCATTTTTTGCTGTATCGCTTATACTTCCACCACTTGAATATCTAATATTGTTATATGTAATTCCAGAGCCTTCAGAACTGTATCCACCTCCTCCACCACCTGCTCCATAATATTTATTTGTTCCTTCGTAAAATAAAGTACTTCCTCCGTTTCCACCTGAAAAATTTAAAATTGAACCATCAAAGTATGCACTTGAACCATTTCCTCCTAAACCACCTCCACCTCCTCCTATAAATAAACTATTTGGATTATAACTAAGAAATCGACTTGTTGGACCAAATGAATTAACAGATGCAAATGTATTTACATATGTAAATCCACCTCCGTTTCCTCCTTGATTACCGTTTGAACCACTTGCAATTATTGTCGTTGCAGTTAAATCAATGGAATTATTATAAACTCCTCCTTCTCCACCACCGCAACCGCCAGTGGCGGAAAGATTTCCTAATAATTGGTATGTAGATGTCCAAGTAATTCTGTTTGCAAAATATGCTACTGAACCTCCTCCGCAACCTCCACCTTTAGCTCTTACAATATCTTGATTATTTAAACTTAAAACAGTATCTAAACCATTCGTAGGCGTTGAAATTGTACCTTGTCTATAAGGTGGAGGATCTGCAATACTCCCTCCTGGTTCGGTAAATATTGCTCCTTGTCCACCTCCACCTACAATTACGTTATAAGTTATATTTTTCTGTAATGTAAAAGTTCCTAAATTGACATATTGGGATTGCTTTAATGAAGATGAACTGTTTTGAAAATTAGGATCATTTGTTTGTAATCCTCCAGCTCCACCACCTCCATCGCAAGATCCTCCACCTCCTCCTCCTACTGCAAAAATTATAACATTTGTAACATCTGCATTTGGAGTCATGGTAAAATTTGCAGCTCCAGAAAATTCAACATATGCATGATTATAAGGAAACTGAGTTGAATTGTTGTAGGAAGTTCCTGTTGATGTAGGAGAAGACGAAAATGTAAATAAATTTGATATATTGGCATTTGAATTCTCAAATCGAATATTTGAAAATAAACTATTTGATGATGTATTCGAACTACCAGCTGGTCCAGTAGGTCCAGTAATTGATAAACCGTCTCTACCAGAAGGACCAGTATATGAAATACCATCTCTTCCGTCTTTTCCGCTACTACCAGTGGGTCCAGTAATTGATAAACCATCTATACCGTTTGCGCCGGTAGCTCCTGTCAATCCTCCTAGAACATAATTTATGTAATATTTATTTCCGTCTTGAAATTGAGTAATTAAAACTGAAGTTAATGAAGTACAATTAAATGTAGCATAATAATTAGAATCAACGTCGACATTATAACTTGAACTATTAATTACATAACTGTTAACTAATTGATTTGTTGTAAAATCAAAAAATGATATAATTGAATTTTGATTTATTAATTGTAACCAAATAGTTTTGTCCATATTATAATAATCGTAAGCACTTATCCCTAAAAATGTATTACCTCTACCATCAGAAGTAAAATTAAATGTATTTCTTGTTTTTAAATTTGAATTATAAGTATACAGCAAAGTATTAGGGCCATTAACTCCATCTTTTCCTGAAGGTCCAGTATCACCAGTAAATGAAATACCATCATTTCCGGGTGGTCCAGTAAATGAAAAACCGTTTCTTCCGTCATTTCCGGGAGCACCCTGAGGCCCAGTATCTCCTTTTTCTCCTGTAAAAGACATTCCATCATTACCAGGAATTCCCTGAGGGCCAGTATCTCCTTTTTCTCCAGTAAAAGATATGCCATCTCTTCCAGAGGTTCCCGTAGGACCGGTAGTTCCTGTAAAAGACATGCCATCTCTT